ACTGAGTTTGAGGTCAAAGAAGATGCTACAAAAGCACAGATTAAGAAAGCATTTAACAAGAGTCTTAAGAACAAGAAGATGAACAAAAAGATTCTTGGGGAGTTCATAGAGTTGGTTGCGTGACAATCAACAAAGTGTCCACTAGGGGGTTACAACCCCCTTTTTTAATGCTATTATTAGTATATAAATAAATCACCACATCATGACTTACGTACCATTCACAATTAAAATGACTACCGAAGAAATCGTTTCAAAATTGAAAGCATCTTTCGGTTCTGAGTTTACTGCTACTGAAATCAAAGCATTCTGTGCTATGAATGATATTGCATATGCAACAGTAACTAAAAGATTAAAGAATTTTAAAACAGCAAAAGGTAAGTGGAACCTAGAAGTAACCACAGCAGCAGTTGAAAACATTGAGAAGTCTTTCAACTCTCCTTCAGTTCTTCCACAAGTAGAACAAAACTTAGTTCCTGAGAAAGATGCTACATTTGTAAAGTTTGGAAACTTTCCAGATATCAAAAAGATTATTGCATCTAAGTTATTCTATCCTACCTTTGTTACAGGTCTATCAGGTAATGGTAAGACATTCGGTATCGAACAAGTTTGTGCACAACTAGGAAGGGAGTTAATCCGTGTCAACATCACCATCGAAACAGACGAAGACGATCTTATTGGTGGGTTCCGTCTTGTTAATGGTAATACTGTTTGGCACAACGGACCTGTGGTCGAAGCTCTTCAAAGGGGAGCTATCTTACTTCTAGATGAGATTGACCTTGCATCAAACAAGATACTTTGTCTACAACCAGTTCTTGAAGGTAAAGGTTTATTCCTCAAGAAGATTGGTAAGTTTGTTCAACCAAAGGCAGGTTTCAACGTTGTTGCAACAGCAAATACAAAAGGTAAAGGTTCTGACGATGGACGTTTTATCGGTACTAACGTATTGAATGAAGCATTCTTAGAGAGATTCCCTGTAACCTTTGAGCAAGCATATCCCGCTCCTGCACATGAGATTAAGATACTTAATAATATTGCAGCATCACTTGGTGTAAATGACTCTGACTTCTGCAAGAGACTTGTAGATTGGGCAGACATCATTCGTAAAACATTCTATGATGGTGGTATCGAAGAGATTATCTCCACTCGTAGACTTGTTCACATACTTCGTGCATATGCTATCTTTAAGAACAAAGAGAATGCAATCAAGGTTTGTATCAACAGATTTGATGATGAGACTAAGCAATCATTCTTGGAGTTATATGATAAAGTAGATGCAGACTTTGAAATCACAAGAGAACTTGATGTCACAAAAGATGAAACACCTATGGGATAATTATAGGAGCACTCTATTCTCTACATTTCCTGATTTAGAATACAGAGAAACATGGGCAAGATGGGAAGCTAAAGATACTTCCCTAATTGCCAAGACCTACTCAAATGATTATTTTATCAAAGCAAGAGAGGTTGATATATGGAGTGATAAATCTTCTATTTACAATAATATCATCTATCCAAAGACAGGGAGTAATCTCCCTTGTTTTGGTATGGACTTGATGGGATTCTTTGAAAAGAAAATAATTATTGTATTTGATTTTCAACATCCAAAAGAAAAATATCCTTTTTCAGTTGATGGTTTACCAAAGAGTGAAGGAGACTATCGTTTCTTTGAACCTGGTAATCATTTTTCTGATAATATCTACATTGCAAAATGCACTGCTGATGAAGTTGATGAACATCTTGAAATGTTCACAACCTACTTGACAAAGTATAAGGAGATGGTAGAATTAGAGAAACCCACTGGAATTGAAACCAGTGAATATAAAGATTTTGATGCATATATGACTAAACTTGACCCAGTAGCAGGATACCTGTCTGGTAAGTTTGGAAAAGACAAAGCAGAGAGTCTAGTCAACGATTTTCTTTTTACCTATGGATAAACCAGAAATAGACCCAAAGACAGGATTGTGGAAAGACCCACAACCTTTTGAACACTCAAAATATTATTTTGATTACACTCGTAATGACCCTAATAGAGAAAATCCTTTTACAGAAAATGATGGACTTGATTATGAAGATCAGTATACGATGAGTTGTTCTGCTGATGATTATATGTCAGATATAGATGACCAATATGCTCATTATTATACACCCTATCAAATGGCAGACAGAATAGATTACGAACCAAAGAGTGCACACTATTACAAATATCATGAAGAAGAGATTCTAAAAGATATTGAAGAATATGTCTCTGGAACATATCAAGGACATTACACAGGTAACTCACATGAGTTTCGTAAAGTTCAGACAATTGACTTGATGGCATCTAAGGATTTAGCATCAGGTTTTTGTCAGGCAAACATACTGAAATATGGAAGTAGGTATGGAAATAAAGACGGAAGAAATCAAAAGGACTTGCTAAAAGTCATACATTATGCTATGCTATTATTACACTTTGATGGACACTATAGTAAACCCCCTATGACAACAGGGAATATTGACATTAACATGCCTTAAACATAATGAATTTAAAAGAGAGAACTATGAAATTATCCGACAGTACACTAACTGTTCTTAAAAACTTTGCAGGTATTAACAACTCTATTCTAGTCAAAGAGGGTAAAAAACTTAGAACAATATCTGTTGCCAAGAATATTCTTGCAGAAGCAAATATAACAGAGGAGTTTCCTCGTGATGTTGCAATCTATGATCTTAATCAGTTTTTGAATGGATTAAGTTTACACTCAGACCCTGATTTAGATTTTACTCCTGATTCATATATCACTATTCAAGAAGGAAAGAGAAGAGTCAAATATTTTTATGCAGACCCACAAGTAATTATTGCTCCTCCTGAGAAAGAGATTACACTTCCTACAGAAGATGTGTGTTTTCAATTAGATAGCACAGCATTAGATAAGTTACTTAAAGCAGCTGCAGTTTATCAATTACCAGACTTATCTGCAATTGGTGAAAATGGTGTTGTTAAGTTAGTTGTAAGAGATAAAAAGAATGATACATCTAATGAGTATGCAGTTATAGTTGGTGAAACTGATCGTGACTTCACATTTAATTTTAAGGTAGAAAATATTAAGATTATACCTGGTGCATATGATGTTGTAGTATCAAGTAAATTACTTTCTAAGTTTTCTAATACACGTTATGACTTGAAATATTACATTGCGTTAGAACCAGACTCAACTTTTGAAAGTTAGTGTATAAATAAAGTGCCTTATGGTACTTTATGCTATCAAAATACGACAAACTATCAATCCAAAGAAATCCTTACAGAGAATACTCTAAACCTTTCAAACACAAATACAACAATTCCAAATATCATCAATTAAGAATTTACTTTCAATGTGAAAGTGATTACTTTAAAAATAAAATCAAAAAGAAAAATGAATAATGTAGGACTAGAAGTAGTTTTTTGGACAATATTATCACTTTATTTACTAACAAAATTTGGTGTGTTTAAAAAGAAATGAAACTTACAGAAGAACTGATTGACAAAATACAAGAAGCAATGCTTCATACCAATTTAAAAGGTGAAATAAATTGGAAAGATGGTGATGATATTGAAGTTCAGATTGCAGGAACATTTGCAAAAGATAAATTTATTGTATTGAAAAACGCATCAAAAAATCCTTTTGAAAATGCTCAACCACATCCTCATTTTGACTATGAGAAAAAGGTCTTTACTAAAGATGGTAGAGAAGAATATATGAAAGAAAAAGATAATATTAAGAAAATTGATAAAAAATAATATTGTGTTATAATAAAAGTAAGATATTTTTATTATGAACATTTTTGTGACAGATCCTGACCCTGTGAAGTCGGCAGAAGTTTTGCCTGACAAACACATTGTCAAGATGCCATTAGAGACTTGTCAGATGTTGGCAGTAGTCTATTCAAAATGGTATTTCAACTGGGGTGATGATTTATTACCCAAGAAAGATGGTAAACCATACAAGACAGAGAAGGGTGCATTCAGAGGACATCCTTGCACTATCTGGGCAGCAGAAAGTATTGCCAACACTGCTTGGTTAATTCAACACGGTTTTGGATTACTTGAAGAGTATACCCACAGGTATGGTAAAGTACATTCTTGTCAAACTGCAATGAATGCTGCAGAAAAAGTGTTTGAAGAAAAAACAGGAAAGACATTACTATGCCACAAAGAAGCAACACCATTCGCATTTGCAGGTCCTGATGAGTTTAAATATGACACAAGCATTGACACTCTTACTGCTTACAAACGTTATATATCGTCCAAACCTTGGGTTGCATATAATTATCTACGTGACCCATCCAGACAACCGTATTGGTTATGATTGATTTACCTGCAGTATATCTTTTTAATGTTGATAATGATTTTGTAGATTTTTTTGATAAAAAAATTAAATTGGAATCATATTCATATAAACCTAGATCAAATATACCTACTACTTCCAATGTTTTGAATCTTGGAATATTACCTAATATTGTTTTATCAGTCTTTGGAATTGCAATTTTAACCTTGTCTCCCACATTTAAATTCATTTCATTTGCTAAGGAATCTCCAATTAATATATCACTTTTTGGATTTTGAATTAATACCCCACTATTAATTGAATTAAACAAATAATGATTTTTATCATATTCGTCATAGCCTTTAATCATAACACCTTTAGAGTTATTTGATTTTATAATTAATCCATTTGTTTCAATAGATTTGTAGTGTTGGTAAAAAAAAGTATTATCAATATTCAATATAAGTTCATCTGCTTGCTTATTTGTTATCTCATTATCAAAACTATAAATATTAAGGTGCGAATTAAGTCCAATTATTCTGTTAGTTAGATCAATTCTAAAACCATTCATAACAGACATTACTATAATAATTGCTGCTACTCCTAAACTAATACCTATTATTGAAAACCAAGCAAAAATAGACACATAGCCATCGGATTTCTTAGAAAATAAAAACCTAAAAATCAGTAATCGTTCTGATTTA